ATTCCTGCTTTGTACTCATCTGACGCTCTGCCGGTCTTGGTTTCCATGCCGGGGACGGCAGGCTTGCCTGTGAGGGGAGTGTTCAGAGGCTTGGAAAGCTCACGGTCGAGTGCTTCCTGTTTTTCGAGACGGTCGATTTCCTTGCCGAGAGCGACCACGTCAGTTTCCATTTTGTCGTAGGTGGCGGTATCCTCAGCGGAAACCAGTCCATCTGCACCGCGCTTGGTATCGAGGAAAGCCTTTGCAGCTTCCCATGCTTTTGCGCGCTTTTCGCGCAGTTCAAGAATTCTGTTCATTGATGTTACCTCCATAAAATTTAGTGTGAAATTAAAGAGAGCCGCTTTTCCAGCGACTCAATGGGTGTGCCTTTGTTCTGTTTGGGTATCTTGGGTTTAACCTTGTTCAGCAGTGAGTTCGTTACCGCCCGACGGCTGAAAGCATAAGTGACGTCATCCGGTTGAATCCTCTTTTTCTCATCCTCCAGAAGGCCGTCCGCAAAGCCCAGTTCAATTGCTTTGTTGGCGTTTAGCCAGGTTTCGGCGTCCATAAGGTGGGAAAGCTTCGCACGTGACTGCCCGGTCTTGATTTCATAGGCATTGATAATGCTTTCCTTGACCTCGTCCAGCATAGCGATTGCTTTCTGCATTTCCTCGCTGTCGCCGATTGCGATGGTCAGTGGATTATGCACCATCATGAGCGCAGTGGGAGCCATTAACACCTCAGTTCCCGCCATAGCGATAACGCTTGCCGCCGAAGCCGCAATGCCGTCGATTTTTACGGTAACCTTGCCTTTGTAATCCATGAGCATGGTATAAATCTGACTCGCCGCGATACAGTCACCACCGGGAGAGTTGATCCAAATAACAATGTCACCCTCTCCGGCAGTCAAATCAGCTTTGAATGCTTTCGGGGTGACATCGTCGTCAAACCAGCTTTCTTCGGCAATCGTGCCGTCAAGGTAGAGCGTTCGAGCACCGGAATCTTCATCCCGCGCCCAGTTCCAGAATTTCTTCATTCGGTAGTATCCTCCATTCCTTTTGTATTTGCGAACGCACCTGCGTCCTGTAATTTGGTCATCGCGCCGTTGATGAGGTAGAGATCGCCGCCCAGTTCAACAGGAATGCGGTCGAGATTTTCAAGCTCCCGGATGTCGTTCGCGCTCATCCAGCCGTTCTGGCGTGCGGTTGCGTAACCGTTCATACGGCTTGCATAATCACCACGCAAAAGCCCATCCACGTTGAACTTGATAAACACCGTAGGCTTTTCACTGTCTGAAAGCAGGGCGCGGCACATGGACTGCTCCCAGCGCACCACCCACGGATCGAGTGTGTATTTTACAAACTCAAGACTCTGCTGCTCGATGTTGCTGAAGCTTGATTTCTCGAGGTCAGCAAGCATATGCGGCGGCACCCTGAAAATACGGGCTATCTCATTAATCTGAAACTTTCGCGTTTCCAAAAACTGCGCTTGTTCCGGTGAAATCCCGATAGGCTGATACTTCATGCCTTCCTCGAGAACGGCTACCCTGTGTGAATTGGCTGAGCCTTGGTAGGCAGCGTTCCAGGATTCTTTGACCTTCTGCGGGTCTTTAATGGTTCCGGGATGTTCAAGTACACCGCCCGGTGCTGCACCGTTTGCGAAAAACTTCGCGCCATATTCCTCTGTGGCGATAGCCAATCCAACTGCGTTCTTTGCCATCGCAATGGGCGAATAGCCAACCAGACCGTCAAACCCCAAGCCGGGAATATGCAATACATCTGTCGGAGCAAGATAAACCTGACTGTCCTTGCCGAGTGAAGGTACATCCTCCGAACTGCGCTGATACAAGTAAAAAAGCCGGCCGTTTGAATCACGGTCGACTGTCATTTTGTTCGGCATAAGCGGATAGAGGGCAATGACCTCGCCATGTGCGTTGCGTATAATCTGTGCATATGCATTACCCCACAGCAAAAGATGACTCATCAGCGTTTCCCGGAATGCAAATGAAGTCATCTCAGGGTTCGGTTCGTCGTGGAGCAGTTTATATAACGGGTGTGTGAGATGCTTCTCTTTACCGCCGTTGTCGTTGTACTTATATACATGAAGTGGCAGACCCGCCAGTGTTTCAGACAGTATCCTTACACAGGAATAGACCGCTGTCATCTGCATGGCGGTATGTTCGTTGACCGGCTTTCCCGCGCTTGTGCTTCCGAAAAAGAAATTATATCGGCTGCCGCCAAGGGTGTCTTTAGGCTTGTCACGGGCTTTGAATATTCCCGGAAAGATGTTCATAGGCATTTACCTCCAATTAAAAAACGAGCAATCCACGTGTGTCATACACGCTTTCGCTCGTAACATTGCCGCACCGTATCGCTCGGTCGAGCGCCATAATGGTGGCGACCGCGCCGTCGATTTTATCGGTTGATTTCTCTTTGTCCGCTTTGATATTACCCGCCGGATCGGTGCGGATATAGATGTTGTCCATCATCCAGCGCAGAACCGGGTGACCGCCGTGGGCAAGTTTCTGTTCTAAGGTTAGCTTCATCAGTTCCTTGGTGGGTGGACTCATATCCTTGAAGCCCTGACCGAACGGAACAACTGTGAAACCCATTCCTTCAAGGTTTTGTACCATCTGTACAGCGCCCCAACGGTCAAAGGCTATTTCGCGAATGTTGTATTTCTCACCAAGTTGCTCAATGAACTTTTCGATGTATCCGTAATGCACGACATTGCCCTCGGTAGTTTGGAGATGGCCTTGCTTATTCCAGACATCATAATTCACATGGTCTCTGCGCACACGCAAATCGATGTTCTCCTCCGGTATCCAGAAGAACGGAAGCACTACATACTTGTCATCCTCGTCCAGTGGCGGGAACACCAGAATAAAAGCAGTAATATCGGTGGAGGAGGAAAGGTCAAGGCCACCATAGCAAACCCTGCCCCGTAAGGCTTCCGGGTCAACAGCAAAAGCGCAGGCATCCCATTTCTCTATTGGCATCCAGCGTACAGCCTGCTTGACCCACTGGTTCAAGCGGAGCTGTCGAAAGCTGTTCTCCTCGGCGGGATTCTGTCTTGCTGATTCAAAAGCCGCTTTGACCTTGTCCATACTCACCGTAATGCCGAGGGATGGGTTTGCTTTTTTCCATACCTTTGGATCTGTCCAATCATCCTCCTGTGCCGCACCATATATAACCGGGTAGAAGGTCGGGTCATGTTTTCTGCCGTCGATAATATCCAGCGCCTTCTGATGCACCTCCCAGCAGATGCTGTTCTGATTGTCTCCAGCTGTTGTAATAAGAAAATACAGCGGCTGCATTCTCGCATCACCGCTGCCTTTGGTCATGACATCAAAGAGTTTGCGGTTCGGCTGAGTATGCAGCTCATCAAATACCACGCCGTGGGTGTTGAAGCCGTGTTTATTACCAACATCGGCCGATAGCACTTGGTAGGTGCTATTCGTTTTCTGATAGATGAGTCGCTTGGTAGCGTCAAGAATTTTGACACGCTTATCTAAAGCCGGACACATCCGCACCATATCCGCCGCCACATTAAAAACGATAGAGGCTTGGTTTCGGTCGGCAGCACAGCCGTAAACCTCGGCGCGTTCCTCAAAATCACCGCAGGTGAGCAGCAGAGCAATCGCCGCCGCAAGCTCACTCTTGCCCATCTTCTTCGGTATTTCGACATAGGCGGTATTGAACTGTCGGTAGCCGTTGGGCTTGAGCGATCCAAAAATGTCACGAATAATTTGTTCCTGCCAGTCGATCAGTTCAAACGGCTTACCTGCCCACGTGCCTTTGGTGTGGCAGAGCGCCTCAATGAAAGCTACGGCACGGTCGGCGGCAGACTTGTCGTAATACGAATCGGAAGCCATAAACCTTGTCGGTACATATTTTTTCAGTTTTCTCGTATCCGCCACCTCCTCATGAACAAAATAAAAGACCACCATCGGCAGTCCGTCAAAAACTATCTGTACGAGATACAGCCCCAGTAAGGGCTGAACCCCGGCTATTTTATTAGCGCTGGTTAGAAGTTCTCGCTGTGCAGGAGAAGCTCAAGGGCAAGCTGTGTGTCAGTGTCGACGGGCATGATGTCCCAGCCTCTGTCGTAGTTACAAACAACATCGCCGTTCCGCTTGAGCATCAGCTTGCTGATTCTGCCGCCCTCGATGCCGTACTGTGAACCTTCGTCGTATTGTTTCATCCAGTAATGAAAAATGCTGTCGTGAATTTTCAGGCTTCCTTCTTTCCACATAGTCGCACCCTCCTTAAAACTTCTTAATGCTGGCGTTGTCATCGTTGCACCTCCGACAACTGTCCTCATTATGTAGAGCTCTACATAAAGAGGATTATGCGGTGAAAATCGATATGTAGAGTATCTTTAAGAAATAGGCTTAATTTCAAGATTTCTTCGAAAATTACTCAACATAATATTGCGCCATTTGCCTTGATAGCACATACTCCTTTTACCAATAAAAAGGAGGAGCTATCATTATGGCAAACGTTACAGACTTAGTTACTACGGCAACAGAAACCTTAAAGGAGCAAAAGTTCTGTGATGATTTCATCAGAAAACACGTTGCTATCTGGCGAAAACTACAGATTTACGCTCAGAAATACCGTGTCGATGAATTCTCATGGGACTTAGCTCGGGCATTTTTATGGGAGGAATACGACATTGATATCGAGGGAGACGATATCTATTCAGCTGATTGCAAAAAAGTGCATTACACAACCGTTCGGCCGCTGCTTTATCTCTTACTCTTACAGAATGATGTCGGATTGATACGAATCACAAAGATTGGTTTCATATCGCTTGAATCCTACTCTGAGGTGCTTAACCGATTCATATCATCCTGTATGGAGCGCCATTTAAGAAAAAGCACTATAGACGGCAAGCTGTGGACGATCAAACCGTTTCTGATGTACCTGAAGCAAAACGACGTGATGTCGACATCAGAGTTAAAAAAACTAAGCAAAGACAAGGTCGCGAGTTTCGTGCAATTCCTGACAACACGGGCATTAAATACCATTGCCGACAAGGTCAACGTGCTTAGAAGCTTTCTTCTTTTTTTGTACGACGAGCAGTTCACAGAACAGGATCTTTCCATATACGTTCCCCATGTTCCCAAACGGAGGCAACGGCTTGCCCACACGTGGACAGCTGATGAGACAGAGCGGCTTCTGAATTCAATCGAGCGTGGGACCTCTGTGGGCAAGAGAGATTATGCCATTTTTATGCTGGCGATCCATCTGGGAATGCGCTCTGGCGACATCCTGTCCCTTAAGTTTGAAAACATTGACTGGGCAAAATGCCGTATTCACTTTACTCAAGAAAAGACAGGAATCCCACAGGAACTGCCTCTGAGCGAAGAAATCGGCAAGGCCATCATTGATTACCTAAAGCATGGCCGCCCCGATGATTCAAGCCCTCATATATTTGTAAGGCACACAGCGCCCTACGGCAAAATAACGCGGGTCTGGTATCAGATGCAAAAGTATCTGCGCGCTGCAAATATTAGTGTGGAAAGCGAGAAATCTCATGGCCCTCATACACTACGGTTTTCACTCGCCACTCACATGATGGATGCTGGAGTTGAATATGAGACGATATCAGCAGTTTTAGGGCATTCAGACCCAGCTTCAACCAATAGATATCTTCGTGCGGATATCGAAAAGCTTCGACTGTGTGCGTTAAATTTAGAGGGGGTGATGATCAATGCGTAAATCAAATTTGATATTTATGCCAGACTTCACCGGGCCGATAGCTGAACAGTTGAAGGGTTTTCTTGAGGAAAAACGAGCTCTCGGATACAAATATACATCCGAGTCATGGAGGCTTCTCCAAATCGACCTTTTAAGCAAGGAGCTTAATATAGCACAAAATACACTGCCGAAGGAATTGATTGATGCCTGGAGTGTACGGACTCCAACGGAAAGCACAAAAACATGGCATGCCCGTATAACAGTTACAAGGCAGCTTACCGACTATTTCATTGCCCATGACCTACCATGCGCGAAAACAACTATCCGTCCGGAGGATTCCTATAGCGGCTCAACATTTATACCTCATATCTTTACAAACGATGAAATGAGAAGACTGTTCCATGCGGCTGATGCCATTAACGCACCATTATCAAGCCCTCACAGGCTTGATGTTGCATCGCTGCTTTTCAGGATGATGTATTCCTGTGGTCTGCGCCTTAATGAAGCACTCACCCTTACCGTCAAAGACATAGACACTGAAACCGGCGTGATTACGATAAAAGGCGGTAAGGGCAAGGTTGATCGTTATGTCCCTATGAGCCAGGAACTCACTGACCGCTGTCAGATATATAAGATTAATGTCCTTGATGGCACTGAGGATACCGGGATTTTCTTTGCCGCACCCGATGGCGGAAGATATGCCAACACCACTGTTTCATACATGTGGTACCAGATACTACAATCAGCAGGTATTCCCAAAAATGATGATGGCCCCCGTATTCACGACCTCCGACATACTTTTGCTGTGCACTGCCTGAAAAAGTGGGTTGATGACGGAGAACAAGTCAATGCATTGCTTCCGGTACTTTCCAGCTATATGGGGCATGTGAATCTCGGCTCAGTAAACAAGTATCTGCGGCTTACGGCAGATGTATTTCCTGACATCACAAAGCTTGTGGAAAAGCATTTCGGGTACATAGTACCAAACGGAGGACGTGTATATGAGGAAGAATAATCAGTTCCAACAGCTGCTCGGCAAGTTTTTAAGTGAGTATCTGCCTGGTCAGCGAAGGTTCAGCACTAATACGATTTCATCCTACTGCGACACGTTCCGGCTTTTTATAGCTTTTATGAAATCAAACAAAGGCATCGAACCAAACCAAATTATGTTTAAGGATGCCGATCGTGAAGCTGTAGCTTTATTCCTGAAATGGCTTGAAAGCGAGCGAAAATGTTCAGCCTCGACCATAAATCAACGGTTAGCAGCCATACATTCCTTTTACAGATATGTTCAGGGTGAAGAGCCTCAGCTAATAAGCTTGTGTCAGCAGGTTCTGAACATACCTAACCGTAAATCTCCGGCAAAGTTTGTTTCGTATCTCAACATAGAAGATCTTGAGGTAATCTTTCAGCAACCGGATACAACAACAAAGAAAGGGCGTAGGGATCTGACTTTGCTCTGCATTCTTTACGATACCGGCGGCCGTGTGCAGGAGATAGCCGATCTTACCCTGTCATCTATAAGATTACAAGCACCGGCCCAGATAACTCTGCTTGGTAAAGGTAATAAAAAGCGTGTCGTTCCTTTAATGGATCAGACGGCTACTTTACTCTCGAATTACATGAGAGAAAACAATCTAATGCAAGGACAGATGAACGAGCACCCTGTGTTTTTTAACCATAGGCACGAGGCTCTATCACGATCTGGGATAGGATATATTTTGCAAAAACATGTGACTACAGCCCGTAAGGTGCAGCCTGTCATTCCTGACAAAGTAACTCCTCATATTTTACGCCACTCGAAAGCGATGCATTTGCTTGAAGCTGGCGTTAACATTGTATACATACGGGACATACTTGGTCATGTGAATATCTCGACAACCGGTATCTACGCACGATCCAACCTGGAGATGAAACGAAAAGCGTTAGAGAGGGTCTCAGTCGTTCCTGACATAACCGATGTTCCGTTCTGGACGGAAGACAAAGATTTGTTGTCTTGGCTTGAAGGATATGGCAAATCCCTGTAATTATTATGTGGAGTGAATGGAGGTAAGTGCTTAGTAAAATCGAACTTCCCATCCATTTACTCTACATATCGATTTTCACCGCATAATCCTCGTTATGTAGAGCTCTACATAAAGAGGATATTTGCAGGGCGATAAGCGACAATGTCAAGGAATAACAACATAATATAAACAGGCGAGGACGCGCCGGAAACGGCGTGTATCTCGTACAAATTAATTTTTAAGGACTTGCTTCGGCAGGTCTATTTTTATGCCATTTTGAAAGGAGGCGACTGGTATACGAAAGCTCAGGAAATACACACCAACTCGATTTATGACCAAAGATTCTGTTTACTGTAAGGAAGCCGCCGATTATGCTGTCGCTTTCATTCAGGCATTGCATCATACCAGCGGCATATGGGACGGCCAGCCTTTTGAACTCATAGATTGGCAGGAACAAATCATACGGGATGTGTTCGGCGTCTTAAAGCCAAACGGATACCGTCAGTTTAATACAGCATATATCGAAATACCAAAAAAGAATGGAAAGTCAGAGCTTGCTGCGGCAGTTGCACTTCTATTGACTTGTGGCGATGGTGAAAAACGCGCTAAGGTATATAGCTGTGCCTCGGATAAAAACCAAGCGAAAATTGTGTTTGATGTTGCTATGGCGATGGTGCGTAAATCACCAGCATTATCAAAAAGGGTTAAGATTACTGAATCGACAAAGACCCTTGTGTTTATGCCCACGGAGAGTACTTATCAGGTTCTTTCAGCGGACGTTGCAAACAAACACGGCTTCAATACACATGGCGTCATTTTCGATGAATTACACACGCAGCCCAATAGAAAGCTGTACGATGTGATGACCAAGGGCAGCGGAGACGCCAGAATGCAGCCGCTGTATTTTTTAATTACTACAGCCGGCGACAATACAAACTCTATCTGCTATGAGGTGCATCAAAAAGCACTGGATATTCTATCAGGACGCAAGACGGATCCAACATTTTATCCTGTAATCTTTGGGGCTGCGGAAACGGATGACTGGACGGATCCAAAAGTATGGGAAAAAGCAAACCCCTCTCTTGGCATCACAATAGGCATAGACAAGGTAAAAGCTGCCTGTGAGAGTGCAAAACAGAACCCCGCCGAGGAGAACAGCTTTCGCCAGCTTCGTCTGAACCAGTGGGTCAAACAGGTCGTACGCTGGATGCCAATGGACAAATGGGACGCCTGCGCTTTCAGCGTTGACCCGGAAGCCTTACGCGGCCGCGTCTGCTATGGCGGGCTTGACCTCTCCTCATCCACTGACATCACAGCTTTTGTGCTGGTCTTCCCGCCATTGGACGAGAATGATAAATACATTATTTTACCGTTTTTCTGGATACCAGAAGACAACATCGACCTGCGAGTCCGGCGTGATCATGTGAATTATGATCTATGGCAGAAGCAGGGTTTCCTAAAAACCACTGAGGGCAATGTCGTTCATTACGGACACATTGAAAAGTTCATTGAATGGCTCGGCGAGAGATACAACATCCGCGAAATCGCCTTTGACCGCTGGGGCGCCGTTCAGATGGTGCAGAACCTCGAGGGCATGGGCTTCACGGTCGTTCCGTTCGGGCAGGGATTTAAGGACATGAGCCCACCCACAAAAGAACTCATGAAACTAACTCTGGAGCAGAAACTTGCCCACGGCGGCCACCCGGTGCTGCGCTGGATGATGGACAATGTGTGTATTCGCTCAGATGATGCAGGAAACATCAAAGCCACCAAGGAAAAATCCACAGAAAAAATAGACGGGGTTGTTGCTACGATTATGGCGCTCGACCGTGCGATTCGCTGTGGAAATGACAATGGCGAGAGTGTATATGACAAACGCGGTCTACTTATTTTTTAGCAAAGGAGAGTGATGTCTATGGGAATCTTTCAAGGAATATTCAAGGCGCGTGACAAACCTAAGGATGCCCTTGGCGGCGGGCGCTACGACTTCTTCTTTGGGAGTACAAGCTCGGGAAAGCCGGTCAACGAACATACTGCCATGCAGATGACTGCGGTCTATTCCTGCGTGAGGATACTGTCAGAAACATTGGCGAGTCTGCCGCTTCATGTGTACAAGTATAATGATTCGGGTGGCAAAGAGAAATATCTGAAGCACCCGTTATATAAACTGCTCCACGATGAGCCGAACCCTGAGATGACTTCATTCGCGTTCCGGGAAACGCTGATGAGTCATCTTTTACTCTGGGGAAACGCATACGCACAGATTATACGCAACGCGCACGGCGAGGTTCTCTCCCTCTACCCGCTGATGCCGAACAAGATGACGGTCGACCGAGATGCAAACGGCCGACTTTTCTATTTATATCAGCGAAGTT